CAAAAGGTTGTAGTAAAAGACGTTAACGGTTTTACATACTCACCTACAGCATACGATTTATTAAAAGGTCATAAGGTAACTATTGAGTCGTGTAACGAAAAGGAAGATTTATTTATACATAAATCATCTATCAAGCATAATAATAAATATAAGTATGGTTCATTTGTATACACTAATGGTAAACAAAAAGTTCCTATCATATGCCCAATTCACGGAGAGTTTATGATGCGCATAGAGTCTCATCTATTTGGGTGTGGGTGTAGGTATTGCAAAAGAGATTCTGCGTCATTTAGCAGGTCTATCTGGATAGAAAAGTTTAAGCATAAGGTGTGTACATTTTATGTTCTAGAGTTTTATAACGAAAAAGAATCATTTATAAAGTCAGGAATTACGTCATCAAGTATAAGAAAAAGATATCACGGGTATGGTAAATTTAAATACAATGTAATAGTAGATATAAAAGGAGATTCGGAATATATATCCAATCTTGAAAAGTCATTTATTAACAAGTTTAAGCAGTTTAGATACACACCTTTTAGTGGATTTAATGATGGACAAACAGAATGCTTTTTGTTAGATATAAAAAATACAATTTATGAACAATTTAAATTTTAAAGTCCGGGATAGCAGGAGTATAAGACTCTTGCATATCTCGGACACTTAACTCACGGATTTCATAGAGACATTCCTGCTAACATCTTTGAAGGAATCGACATGGTAATACACTCCGGAGACTGCTCGAATTGGAGAGACTCCGCACGTAACTACCATGAAGTATTTGACTTCCTTGAGTGGTACAAAAATGTCCCAGTAGAGCACAAGATATACGTTGCAGGAAACCACGACACTAGCATTGAGAAGAGACTGATCACAAAGGAGAATTTCTCTGATCGTGGGATTGTATACCTTGAGCATGAGATGGTCGAAATTTGCGACCTCAAAATCTTTGGCTCTCCGTACACGCCTACATATGGAGACTGGTCGTTCATGAAGTCAAGGAATAACATGCATAAGCTATGGTCCGTAATGCCACAAGATATAGACATACTTATAACACACGGCCCACCAAAGGGTGTTAGAGACCTGTCAGAAAACATGAATGGTCAACTAGAGCAGTGTGGAGACCTGTCACTCATGAAGTGGATAGCATCATTCAGGCCAAAGGCTCACCTGTTTGGACATATACACGACATGAATGGCATACACAACCAAGGTAAGTCGCTATATAGCAAATGCCCTACCATATTCTCAAACGGATCATGCGTACACGATGGTAAGTTTGACATTGGATTAACATCCCTTGGGAACGTAATAACACTTAAAAAATAAACTATGACACCACAAGAAAAAGCAAAAGAGTTATACAGTAAATTTCTTCGTTATGTACCAGCAGAAGAAGAATTTGAGCATGAATATGCTAAGCAATGTGCATTGATAGCAGTAGATGAGATATTGAACAACAATAATAAAATACCAGGTCTGCTAACACAAGACACCATGCACAATACTTGGTTTTGGCAAGAAGTAAAAAAAGAAATAGAAAAACTATAAACTATGGCACAAAAAGAATTTATCCCATACGAACAAGCATTAGAACTTAAAGAGTTAGGATTTGATGAACCGTGCTTAGCTTATTATAACGTTAATAATGAATTAACTTTTACAAGTATTGTTTCACAAAACACTAATTCATTTTGGTTAGCCAATCCAAATAACATTATATCTGCCCCACTATACCAACAAGCATTTAGATGGTTTAGGGAGAAAGGATACCGGTTTACTCTATCATCTGATTACGAAAATGGAATCTTTTTTTTTGACGTATGGAAAAATAATCAGTTTATGTTTGAGACTGACTACATATACAACACCTACGAAGAAGCAGAACTTGCTTGTCTTAAAAAGCTAATTGAAATCATTAAAAATAAACAAACTATGGCACAACAAACAGCAGTAGACTGGCTGATTGAGCAGCTTAACAAAAATGAAAATATAAGATGGAGGGGTGCTCCTGTTTCAGAATTAACAGAACAAGCAAAAGCAATGGAGCAACAACAAATTAAGGATGCTGTAATCTATGGACTTGATGAAGATGGGCATACCGGAGATTGGAAGATTAGTGTAGCTCAGAACTACTACAATAAAACCTATAACAAATAACATGGCACACCACATTGATGAAAATGGCAAGTTGAAGGTGGAGGTGTTTACCATTAGCGAAGATTACCATCTACTTGACAGGGAATCTAAGGCAGAAGTATTGTCATTATTAAAAGATTGGCTGGATTTAGAAGTAATAAAAATACAATTTGAAGATTAAGTTATGACACAAAGGAGAGACTTCTTAAAGATGTTAGGGATGTCTGCAGTGGCATCCGTTCTACCTAAGGTAGAAATACCAGAAGTAAAGCCGGAAAAGCTTACTATTTCAAGTATTGGCAATTTTGGAATAGGAGTTGGGAGTGTAGAGAGAATGAGAATAACTTCTAACGGTCGTGTAACACTTTCTGATGTTTCTCCAAGTGCAAATATTAAAATTTTTGAAAACAAATAAATATGGCAACAGCAACACTAACATTCGATCTTTCAGACCCAGACGACAGGGAAGAGCACTTTAGATGCGTAAAGTCTCTGGAAATGGCAAAGGTGATGTGGCACTTCATGTACAACACCAAGAAGGGAATCAAGTATAGTATAGAGGCAGAGCAACAGAAAGACCCATCGTTTGACTGCTACGATGCAGTGGACATGGTTTTCTCTAAGTTCTACGATATGCTACAAGAAGAGTCAATATCGATAGATGACCTATACAAATAAACAACATGGACAAGAGAGAATTCATTGCGCAGTTTAATCCGGACGCTGTCATGTGGGACGGCCTAGACGAAGCCATCATAGGCCTATCAACAAACGGAAACGTGATCTACGACGTCAACAAGATACAGGAGATCCTGTACGAAGGGTGGAAGGAAGATCCAAAGGATGATGTCACAATGGACGATGTGATAGAGTACGTTGAGTATAACATACTGTGCGCATATGTAGGTGAGTTCACTCCAATACACATAACAACAATCACATGAAGAAGTGTTCACGTTGCTCAAAGATGAAACCACTGCAGGAGTTCCCTATAGACAGGGTGACTACCGATGGCCGTGGATACAACTGCAAGGAGTGTAAACGTAAGCAATCCAAGGAGTTATCAGACGAGAGGAGGAGAGAGAAGGGACTGTACGGACTGCATTGAAAATATTTTTGGTGGTATCCAAACTATTTATATCTTTGCACTGTCAGTCCGATTAAATAAGGAGAGTATTTATTCGGGTTTGATTTAAGAGAACCCTCTTTCATTAAGCCCATACAGCTCTCCTCTGTGTGGGTTTTTTGTTTTGGATTGACTAGCAAGTAGTCGTCTACCACTCTAAGTTCTGAGGATAAGGAATATGAATACTTAGCCTTGCAAAAGACTCCTAAGTATACTCTGTTAAATGGTTAGAAGGATGTAACTTTTTCCCTAGCCAGCCTACCTTAGTCGATGACTCGTGTGACGGAATAGGTGCAGGGGTTGTTTCCTTATGGGGGAAGGGGGCAACTTCTGTTCTGACCACCTAGTCTCTGATCTATGTTCGGGAATAGTTAAAACATATGATATGAGTGAGTATAGTAAGCTACTAAAAAGAATGCAGTGGAAGTACATAGCTGGAGAGGTGAGAAAGAGGGATGGGTATAAGTGTGTAAAGTGTGGAAGTAGCAGGTCGCTACATGTTCACCATAAGGTGTATGTATACGGAAGATTGCCGTGGGAGTACAACGAGAAGTATCTAGAAACACTATGTAAAGAGTGTCACAGCAAGGAGCATGAGTGTAAGAAGTCGTTCACAACAAAAGATAAAAATGTAGCGAGGGATAGTAAGCCAAGAAAGATAGGAGAAAAGAAGAAGAAAAAGAATCCGTTTAAGATTAAGATATCTAAAAATCTTACGGATAAAAGAAAGCGTCTAGAAAGTCAAGGTAAGATACCTACGCAACCATTGTTTGAGACTAAGTTAAGATCTGGTCGCAACATTTAGTATTTATATCAGTAAACAATTAAACAAGTATAAGATGAAGAATCTACTCAAAGCGTTAGCGAAATTCAACACGTTGTGCGGACCGATTGTAAAAGACGCAAACAATCCGTTCTTTAAGTCCAAGTATGCTACACTGGACGCAATCCAAGAACACATTAGGAAGCCACTAGCAGAGGCTGGTCTGGTTGTAACACAACCAACAAAGTTATCGGATGGACAGGCGATGGTAGAGTCTACCGTCTACCACATAGAGAGCGGAGAGTACATTTCCTCTGAGTTTCCTGTGGTGGTAGGAAAGCACACTGCACAGGACTACGGATCAGCCGTAACCTATGCGAAGAGGTATAGCCTGACAGGACTTCTCAACCTAACAGTGTCTGACGAGGACGATGACGGAAACAAGGCGTCCCAATCCGTAACCACAACCAAAAATGTTTCGGAGGGAAAGGAGCTACCATGGCTGAACGAGAACTCTCCGGAGTGGCCAAGGGTGGTTGAGTCGTTGAAGAATGGTTACACCATGGTAGACGTAAGAAAAAAGTTTAAGGTCAGCAAGGCGATAGAGACCAAGTTGACTTCAAATAATTAACACCCGTTAGTCTCATAAACCTTGTACCCACGCACTTGGGTTGGGAAAGACATAGTGGGCCTGCTCTTCCGGACGAAACGGGGAAATCTCGATTACGGATAAGGCGCACAGGTGGGAAGCTACTGCCAGAGTGTAGCAAAATGGTCAGGTGGCGGAAGGATCGGGGTGTCCCCGGTCGTGGTAGACGCTGTAAAGGAACGCACCATCTCAGTTATGGGTAAGACGTAACATGCAGGATCATACCCTGCCCTGACTACACCATTGCAGTATGGGTAAGATAGAAGCTGCAAAGCCTGTAGGGGATTACCCTCCTTGACAGGTAGTGTGGTGGTATGCCACTTGTTGAATACTCGAAGTCAACTGACAGCCTGGAAAGACAGGCACTTTTTTACGGCGATAATAGCCGTTAAAAGTATCAAAAGATAAACCGGTGACCACCAAAACCACCAAAACCACTTTTTAAACCACCAAAAAAATAAACTATGAAGTTTAATTTCTCGATCGAAAAGACAGATGTAAAGACAAATGAGACAGTATTGAGCGAAACCATTTCAACAAATAATTGGAATGACGTTTATGACTACTGGAATAGCAATGGAATAGAAAGCTATGAAAGTATAGAAAATCTAGTGACAGACCTGAACAAGTACGGTAAGTACGATATGTACTGCAACACTGAGATGCTGATTAGTGACGGACTTTCTGTTCGCATAAAGGCCTCTAAAGAGAAGAAATAGCATCATTTTATCCTTTTAAACACAAGTTATGATTACAATTGACACGCTCATCGAGAGGCCTCTTAGCTTCAGTTCCATCAAGGAGTTTCAGAAGTCACCACAGCACTACTTGAACTACATAAACAAGCAGAGGATACCACCAACGGATGCCATGAAGCTAGGTTCTATGGTCCACTGCATGATGCTTACTCCAGACCTGTTCAACCAGCAGTTTGTGGTTTCGCCGGAGATCAACAAGCGCACCAACGCAGGAAAGGAGGAGTGGGCTGCATTCTGTAGTCAACACGCCGACAAAACTGTCGTTGGCAACGAAGACTTCGAGCATGCACGCAGGCTGGCAGGAAACGCCATGAGCAACGATAACATATCCATGTTGATCAAGGGATGCTACGACTTCGAGCACGAGTGGAGGGCAGAGATTGACGGCCTTCCGTACAGGGGATTCTATGACGGAGTTGCAGACGACTACATTGTGGAGATCAAGACAACATCTGACGGATTGCCAAGGAGTGTAATGAGCGACTTCGTGAGAAGGAAGTACCACATCCAGGCAGGACTATACAATATGGTTAGCGAGAAGACGATCATATACGTAATCGTTGAGACGTCTGAGCCGTATCTTTCGTACTGCGCACCTACCGACTATAGGTATACGGAACTTGGCGTTAGCGAGTTGGATAAACTCAATTCGCAATTCACGAAATGCTTAGAGTCTGGAGACTTCTCCGGTGGGTACGACTACAACGGAGAGGTTGTGATCTCCCTACCTTGGCATGTGGAAAACTAATCTTGCATATAAGCAAACATGTTGTAGTTTTGCAATATATGCTTGAGGTTTGGGCATAGGGAGCAGTTTTAGAATTTTCCTGCTCCCACTTTTTTAACATGAGTAGATACGACTACATATACATATCTAAGGAACTGTTCAAGGGTGTCGCTGGACTGGATGATGATGACATTATTGACATATCTGGTCTAGAGTTCCAGACCAAGGACCTAGAGCGTGAGTTCCTTGAGTACTTCATAGACGCAGACAGGCAACTATTCTACGAGGACTTCTACTACGAGTTGGTAGACTCTACTGATGGGTTGTTTAGTAAGCAGTTGAGGAAGGTAGAGATAGGGACTAAGAAGCACAACTTTACAGGAATTGTTATGTTTTACGGTAAGCCGTACGAGCAGATGTACACATTCCACGCAAAGATTACAAACGGTGAGCTTAAGTACATTAGGCTCATATCAATAACATAGACGCATGAGCAGAGGAATTACTAAACCAAAACTAAGGAATAGCTACCCTCAGGTGGCTGAGGTGCTAGATAAGATTGAGCATGCTCACAAGAAGCGCCACTACTGGTTCTTTGCAAACTACGACGGGAAGTATAATACTCCAGGTGGTGGAAAGAGGACAGTATCCTTTGGCGCAATCATTGACGTATTGAACGAGAATGGCTTTGACGTTGAGATCATAGTCAGGCCTAATCCTAATAAGAGGCAACTCTGGGAGACAATCATCAATCCATAGTGTGACATAAGCAAACCCCCGTTGGATTTCTATCCTATGGGTTTATTTTTAAACCAATCAAATATCAATAAACATGGAAAAGAAAAAGTCAGAATTCGGCATCTGGGCAAAGCAAGTAAAGATGAAGAGCGGAGAGACCACACAGGTATTAAACTTCTCTGTTAACGGCGTAAGGTACAATGCCTGGCCAAACAAGTACAAGAGCAGTGAGAAGTCTCCAGACTACAATGTTTACATCGACACGTATGTGAAGCCTGAGGGAACACTTCCAAACAACAACTACCAAGGTAAGACAACTAACACACCCCTGTCAGATAACAGATCGTTTGCGCCAAACAGTCACAACACGTCAGAGGATTCTCTTCCGTTCTAGTTATAACAATTTAAAACCGTTTGCTTATGGTTACTATGTTTTCGGACATCACGTCCGTGTCGGACCCTCGACCAGTAAAGTTGACGGATGTTCTTGACGCAATAAGGACAGGAAGATACAGAGATAAAGTACAAGCAATCAGATCAGAAGAAGATGATGAGACACGCAGGAGGCTTAAGAGTAAGCTTCCTTGCGTTCTCTTCTGCGGAGAGTTTACCAACGGTGTAGAGAAGGAGAGAGACGGCAAGAAATATATTTCATACAGAGACGACAGGTCTCTGAAGAAGCACTCCGGTTTCGTCCCAATCGACATTGACAAGGTTCACAGCATTGAGTATAAGATGGAAGAACTCAAAAAACTTCCATACGTATACGCACTGTGGGTTTCCTCATCGGGAAACGGCATCCATGGTCTGATCAAGATAGGAGACCCTAACAGACACTCCGAACACTATCGTGCACTGCTTGACAAGATACCAGAACTTGACTCTACTGCACAAAATCCTAGCAGAGTTCTATACGTTTCCTACGACCCAGACATTTACATCAACGAGAACTGTGACACATTCTACGACATCATCAGCGAGAAGAAGCGAGACGTTGTCTATAAGACAGGAGATGGTTCTACAGACTACAAAAAGATAGACATCGCCGTTAGGATGATACGGAATGCGCAGGATGGAGAGAAGCACCACGTACTCAACAAGGCTGCTTTCCTCATGGGAGGATTCGTTGCTACCAAGACTGTGGAGTATGACATGGCATTCAACATCCTAAGACACGAGATATCTAAGAAGGATATCAGAGACCTTAGGCATGCAGAGAAGACAATATCTGACGCACTGACAAGTGGAATGTCTATGCCTGTTGCAGACATGGAGACAGAGTATAAGAGTGCTGTAGAGTTGGTTGGTATTGAAAGTGAAGACCTTTCATTCCTTACGGACAACAAGAAGGATGAGGACTACATACACAAGTTTAGGCTTGGACTTATACCACAAGGATTAGAGTTTGGTCACGAGTATCTAGACAATCACCTACGTCTGAAGGAAGGAGAATTCTATGCAGTTCTGGGACATTCTCACATAGGAAAGTCTACCCTAACATTGTGGCTTCTGTTCCTGGCAGCTATCAAGCACGACTGGAACTGGATGGTATACTGTGGAGAGAATAGTTCAGCATCCGTAAAGATAAAGTTGATGCAGTTCTTCATGGGCAAGAGGATACAGCTATTCAATGAGATGGAGCACAAGATGGCGCTCAAGTTTGTTGACGAGCATTTCTTCCTGCTGTCCTCCAACTACATCTATTCCTACAAGGACATATTAGACCATGCCGTAAAGTTGATGGAGTACAAGTCTCTGAAGGGAGTCTTCATTGACCCGTACAACTCCCTTAAGATGGAGCTTGTTGGGAACGCAAGTAAGTATACCTATGACTACGAGGCGTACAGCGCAATGCTTACGTTCACTAAGAAGTATAACACGAGCCTGTTTTTATCCGTACATACTACAACTGCTGCACAGCGTGAGAAGGACAAGGACGGAAACCAAGTCATGCCACACGCAACAGATGCCGAGGGTGGAAGCGCCTTGTATAACAGGTGTGACAACTTCGTTACAATCCACAGGAAGATCAAGGACAATAACGAGTTTATGTTCACGCACGTTTCCATCGACAAGGTGAGGAATGACGACACCGGAGGTAGGCCTACGCCACGTAGTGAGCCTGTCATCCTTAGGATGAGCGACAAGGTTGAGTTCCTTGACGAGAGTGGAGTGAGTCCAATTGTTAGAGAGTATTACCTTTTAAAATACGAGTATAAGATATGAGTGGATATGGATACGATTTCATCATGGAGGATAGAGTCCCAGTGGTAGTTTATGATGTATCAATAGTGGACTTGGAAGAGAGAAAGAAGAAGGCAAAGTATTACGAGACAATGAAAAAGACGTGTCAAGTGTTACAGGTGTCGCAGAAGTCTCTTCACGCAGCTATAAAGAACAGGGGTAGAGTATTCTCCCCTGCTCTACAAAAAGAAGTGGCAGTTAGATATAAAAAACAATCAACATGAAACAAGTATTTACAGACGCATCGCTACAGAGCGCATTCGAGAAGACACTGCAACAGTACGAGATTTTTAGGGCCGTAGTTGCAAAAAAGGTAGACTGCTCAAACCCGGCAGAGATCATCCAAAACATGACAGAACTTACGGAGGTCATGGCAATTGGAGTGACCTGCAAGGCGCAGTTCCAGTTCCTGACTGAGAAGCTATCCTTCCAGAAGTGTATGAACCTAAACAATGACCAGATGGGAGCTACCGAGAAGAAGATCGTGATAGCATACGAGATCGGAGACTGTAGTTTCTACAACAATGTCTGCGAGATGCTCCTCAAGGAGGCACACTACAGGCAAGATTTGTTGAGGTCTTCACTGTCTTTCATTAAACAAGAAATGAATATTCTCTAAAAATCACACCATGGAACACAAATCCACCGCAGTTTTTGCGTCGATTCTCAGCATTGTCATCATGATACTGGCCAGCTTTGTAGGTGTACAGTACCACAATGTAAGCGTAGAGAACGACATCCTACTACAAAAAGTAGACAGCCTTAGGGCTGAGTGTTACAAAAAAGACACAACGATTGACGAGGCTACAAGCATTGCACTAAGCCTGTCGGATCGTATGGGGAAGCTTTACGAGATGGACCCAAAGACTCACAAGAAACTATTCAGTGAAGCAGATTAAGAAGCAATACAAGCACGGATTGAAGTTTGACTCCAAGTTGGAGCTCTTCTTCTACGACCTAATGAAGAAGGAGGGTATACCTTTTGAGTTCCAGGTTCAGTACGTACTTCACCCATCATTTAAGTACGGCAAGTCTACGGTTAGGGCAATGACCCTGACTGTGGACTTTGACCTTACTGGGCATGGTCTAAATATAATAGTGGACACGAAGGGATTTATGAGGCCTGACAACGTGTTAAAGTGGAAGATGTTTAAGTATCTAATGAAGGATACGCATCCAGAGATTCATTTCCCTAGGAATCAAAAACAATGTGCAGAGGTGGTTGAGATTATTAAAAGTTGTAACTTAGCAAATAACCAAAACAAGCCAAATGCAAGAACATCGCCCAAGGCTAACGCCGGAAGAGTACGACGTAATAAGAGCGCTAAGGGGTAAGCACACAGCACTAGAGGCTGAGTGTGAGGAAAAGGGAATCCCAGTAGACGATGTAAAAAACTACTGGTATAAGGGTAAGCACTTCTCTATCAACGTAAAGTCACCTACGACTACGTATTTAGACGTAAAGGATATAATTGTTGCGGACATGTTAAAGCATGCTCCTGCCTATAAGCAACTAGATCGTGAAAATATACAAGATCCACACCTGTTGGTGATAGACCCTGCAGACGTTCACATTGGGAAGCTCGCAGTTGCTTCGGAGACTGGCGAAGACTACAACATCCAAATAGCCGTAGATAGGGTTACCACTGGGGTGGAGAATCTAATAAGAAAGTGCTCAGGATTTAAGATCGACAAGGTTCTATATATAATAGGCAATGACATACTACACACTGACAACACTAAGCGTACTACTACAGGCGGTACTGCCCAAGATACGGAAGGCATGTGGCACGCTAACTTTCTGGTTGCAAAGAAGCTACATGTGGCCGTTATAGACAGGCTTAGAATGGTAGCTGACGTCTACGTTCAGTACGACCCGTCTAACCACGATTACATGACCGGATTCTTCCTAGCAGACACACTCAGTTCGTGGTTCGCAAACGACAAACATGTTAGCTTCAATGCCAACATATCGCACAGGAAATACTTTAGGTATCACAACAACCTTATAGGCACTACACATGGAGACGGTGCAAAGGAGGTAGACCTCCCAATGCTGATGGCTCACGAGACAGGATTAGACTGGGCAGAGTGTAAGCACAAGTACTTCTACACTCACCACATACACCACAAGAAGTCTAAGGATTACATGGGAGTAACTGTGGAGTCAATGAGAAGTCCTTCCGGACCAGATAGCTGGCACGCATCTCACGGATACATGCACGCACCAAAGGCTATAGAAGCATTCATCCACCATCCAAAAGATGGACAGGTTGCAAGGCTGACAAACGTGTTCTAGTTTAGCCGTATGTTGCTAAGAAGGAACGGATCGTCGTCGTACGCAATTACACCATCGTCTTGAGATATTGCGTCGAAGTCTATTTCGTCAATTAGATTAAACACAACACTCCTATCCTTGACTGAGCAGATGTAAACTATTATGTCAACATCTTTCTTTTCTACTGGTCGGAGTAAATATATCATACTCAAATATACCTATAATGGGAAAGACAGAGAGGGAAGTCGTGCAGAATAGCAATGATGAGATTGCGAGACTGATGAAGGAGAAGGAGATATTGGATAAGAAGTCTGAGGAGTTGGCCAAGAAGATCAGGAAGCTTGTCTACGCACGATGATAGTTAAGCCTTGGTTGACTTGCCGTTTGCGCCGTTCCTTCCCCTGTTAATTCTTTTGAGTTCTAGTTTTAGCTTTCCGGACTTGGTGTGGCTCATGTCCATTCCGTCACCGTTACCATAAGTCCCAGCCTCTTTATTGGCCTTGTTTAGTTGTGCCCTATATTTCTTTCTTGACTTAGTCTGGTGGTACTTCTTATCGTACGCCTTCTTCCTCTGGATTGAGGATGGACTCCAACCTTCGTAACTAGGATGCTTGCCGGCGTTTTTATTTGCTGCCATTTTTTTTGTCTTTAACCCTCTTCTCTATCCAAGAATATATCTGTATGGATAGCCACGTAAGAGAGAATATGCTGACCACAAAGTTAACCAATGGGTTAATGTCCACAATGTTCAAGTACGCCATCCAGCTTACTATTGTTGATGGTACTCCCAGAAACGTAATGTCATTGTGTGCGTTCATTTCAAATCATATATAATGCAAATATAGGTATACTACGTGCAAATACTTAACAGGGTTTGCAAAGTAACAGACGGCGTAGATACACTGGATGGCTGGCTTGTCATGATAATGAATCATTGAACAGTTTAAACTTAGATATACGGTCGCTCAATCCATGAGTACCGCCATTTACCCTCTTTGTAACTGCAGTAACAACATCCTCAGTTGCACCCTTGTCACAGATCGTCCAAAGATTATTCTTGTCAAAGAACCAAGATGCACTAATGAGTGGATACTTGTCTGATACAAGGTCTGGGTTTGCAACACAATCTTCCCCAATAAAGTTAGAGAACGCCTTGTAGTTATCCTTTCCAGTCAACTGAATATATCCCCTGCCTCTAAACTTATACCCATCTCCGGACGCTTCGTCTCCATTCCCCATCCTTGACGCATATACCCTATTCGCAATCTTCTCCGGATTCCTAGCATACTTATCAGCCGTAGCTTTGTCCTTAAAGTACTTAGGGAATACCTTTAGAAGGCTGTCAGATGAGTAGTTAAGATTCTCCTTAAGAAACTTAAAGTTCCCAGACTCGTGAGCAGCCTGTGCCAGGAAGTGTGCAAGCCTCAGAGGGTTTGTCATGTTAAACTTCTCTACGATTGAAGTAACTTCAGCCATTACTGGAATTGGGACCTTTGTTGAAAGGGTGGTTAGTTTCATATTTATTTGATTTTAAAGTCTTTATTTATTCCGATAGAGTACGATGTAGCAATGCTACCAAAAGCACTTTGTGCACCATAGCTTAATATAAATGAGTAGTTTTTACTTAACGGTACAGTATAGTTTAGATCATACTCCATTGTTATGTCTTTGTACTTATAGAAATATCCAATTGCTGCAGTGGCACTAAAGTTTCCATGTATAGGAAGCGTAACCATAACCTCCTGGTAAAAATCTTTGCTATCAAACGTCCACCATCCACTATTAATACCTATTGCAGCGTCTCCAAAATACCTTCCAACCTCTACAGTACCACCAAACAGATTCTTTGTGTCGCTTAATGGCGTATTGAATGCTATATTAGGCGCTGCCATTACATAGTATTGAGCACTAGCCTTGCTACAAATAAGCATTAAGATTACGATCAATGTTCTCATTTCTTCTTCTTTTTAACTGGTGCTTTCTTTGCTACCTTTTTTACCGATTTTTTTATTGGCTTCTTAACGCTAGATGACCTGTTCTTAAATATGTCATATATTATAGATCCAAGCAATGCAATAGCTAGTGCTATAGCCCCAATCATAAAGTTAGAGAACTTATTCAATAGACTTATCATCCCCTTCGTGTCTCTTGCACCTATAGTTGTCTGTATGTCTATCAAGTCGTTTACATACTCTAAAACAGGATAGATCTTCTGATCCATTTGCCTAGCCTCTTCGTCCGTAACTACCCCATCAGCTGAAATACTTTCAAAGTATGCGTCTGCTGAGTCTATATACATTTGCGCCTTGTCGCTAACCTCCTTCTCATCTGGAGTCTGGTAAGTCTTTAGGTAAGCCGCCCACATGGTGTCTGTGATATCCTTCTCCTTCTGTATGGCAACCAAGTCTATCTTTCCACCTTTTATTACCTTTATCTGGTCTTGTATCGTAGATCCATAATAGTCGAACTTTCTACTTAAGTACGGCTGAGGAACTAGCCTGTCTTCGTACACACTTGTTGCAGTCTTTTTTATGATAAACTCTACGTATTTGCCAAATCCAGCAACGGCTAATATTATCGCCGTAAGGATTATGAGTAGGATATTCTTCATCGCTTCTTTTTTGGTTTTGTTTTTGGTTGTTCTTTCTTTATAAACGACATAGGGTTTTCAGCAAACTGACCGCTTATTTTAAGCACCCCATTTATAATCTCTGGGCTATTTAAGCCAACTAATCCGTAAGCTACGGCCTTATACATTGAATCCATCTCAAATTGCTCCATCACAAACCATGCAATGAGAGAGGCTATCATGGAGCTAATCATCTTCTTGACTACATCAGAGGCAGACTGATGCTCATTTGTTGTAACAAGTCTAGCCACCATTCCAGCAGCTCCTATGAGGAGTACAACCCACCCTCCATCCAAAAAGTGTGATAAAAAGTTCTCCAATTACTACTATTTTTCGGCAGAGTCATCTTCCTTTTTCTTAAATATTGTCTGAGCCGCTGAAATTCCAAGAGAGCCTATTGCTACAGCTGTCACACACTCCACAAGAATAGCTGAAGGTGCAATATGTTCTTCGCTAAAGCTGTTCCATAGCAAGGTGATGCATAGGAAAAGAGTTGCCATTAAACCAGCAAATCTCTTGCTGCTAAGTTTTCCATCTTCAGCCAATAGGCTCCAAATAAAATTCTTTATCATATTAGAATAATTTTACATATATAGATCCTCCATATATCGGGAGGCCATTACTAACCCCCAAAGATACGCCATAAATCCTTTCTTTTTTGGTCTTGAGCATGAGTCCAACGCTTGGCATAACAGACGTTCCATAGGCCGCTCCTGCGCCAAAATAGAGCCTATTCCTGGCAGGTTCTTTTACTATAAGTGTCTCTGTCTCCTTTGGTATTAAAAGGTCTGCAGACCACTTTCTGTGGACTATGCTGTTGTGTTGTACAGAATCTTGTACATATATTGACCCGTAATTCAACTTTAATGTGTCAGAATATACGTTCTTTGCATAGTATAGCTTAACTATGCTGTCTAGCTTCACGGAGTCTAGGACAGGAATTGGAACATAAATAGTAGTATCGTGAAAAACAGTCTCCTTCTCGCCCTTCTCTGTGTACTTTACATATTGTGTGTCAATTACTTTACGGATCACCTCATACTTCTTCCCATCTACCACGACTTTTTCAGATCCGATGGGGACGACTGGACGCCCACACTCAGCACGATATAAGAGGATAATTAGGAATAAAATTATAGCTCCGTATACGATATTCTTCATCTCTCAAAGGTACGGAATGTGTAAAATATCCACCACTATGTCTGTATTTATCCGAATATGGCCGATATTTTAGACAAAAATGGGCGATATGTTTGATATTTTAGACAAAAAAAGGGGAAGCCAAGACTGACCTCCCCGAATCAACACGCATGAAAAGTATGTTATAGACTCACGATTGGAGTCTCTTCAATAACCTCAACCTCGTCGTCAGACTGTTCCACTTTTGGGAACTCAAGTCCTTCCACCCATCCCTCAAGAAATGCGTAGTTCTCAATTCCTTCAGTAGAGAAGGTGAACTGATAGAACTCAAAGCTTTCCTGTAACAGAGCCTTAATGTCTTTGTTTAGTTTCTTAGTACCTTCCTTAGAGTACTTGTAGCCTCCCTTTTCGTCAGTGATAAGGCATCCCTTATCGTCTGTGTGGGCATTGTCAAGGCGGATGTCTTCAAGCTTTTCGTTGTACGCCTCAAGGACGCTCTTAAGCTTTTCTCCTACCTTCTGTAGCTTCTTCATTCCTTTTGTGTTTGACTCAGCAAACTCTCTGTTAGATCCCAGTGCGTTCATTGTCTGTACAAGACCGAGCAATTCGCCGTAGGTTTTTGTAATTTTTGCCATGATTTTTGATTGTTTATGTACAAATATAAGTCACTTACGTGAGTATCTTGCAAATTTCATGCCAAATAAATCCATTAAACCCCTGGATTCTACCACCTTAGATCTGTTGTCTTTAGACATATGAAACCACTCATGACACCCCCTGCATACCCATATAAGGTTTAAGGGGTTGTTTAGGTGCTGATGGTTAGGAACCTCAGACCTATAGAATATGTGGTGTAGATCTAACGATTGAGAAGGAATCCCACAATGCTCGCACTGAGGGAAACCATTCTCTTCAATCATTTTCTCTGCCATCTCTAGCTTTACAGCATGAAAGGTTTTGTTGCTCTTAGACACGCCTTTCCTTATAGCCGTCCTTTTTAGAGGCTTCTTGTCGGAGTAGGCGCACTTTGCTGAACAATACCTGTCAGTACTCCTTAGCCTTGAGTAGACGGCTGAACAGCGCTTACACTTGGCTGACTCCATGGTAGTGGGAGGGTGATTTCCGTAGGGTTAATTTGCAGGTTGATGTTAGCCTCCAAGCTTGCTTGCATAGCGTCAACCGGAAGCACCAACTCTAACCAGCTGATTACTTCAGCCTCTGTAACGTCTTCATACGGAATGAAGTTTTGTGGGTTTGGCTGCGCTACACTTGTTGCGCCATAAGTCTCAGCAAACCAAGTCTTGTCTCCGTCTACTTGAGTGGCGTTATAGCGCCAATGTATTTGGTTAATAACATTTGGGAGCCCTTCTGACTCTACAGCACAATTTAATTGGCTGATTACCCATGAAAAGTTTGTTGTTGCCATTTTTTCTATTTTTTATTGTTTAAACTATTTTTAATGTTGCTTCATTATTCTTTTTTGCCTTATTGCCATAGTTGTGCGTATTTTTATGGCAAGATAAGCAAAGCGTAACTCCGTTATTAATATCAAATCTTAGTTCTTTGTAATTACACCATTCTTTAATATGGTGAGCATTTAACCTTCCTCCTATTTTGCCACATTCCTGACAAGTGTATGCATCTCTTTCATAAACGCTTTTTCTCCATATAGTATATTCTACCTTATACCTATCGGAACCATTACCTTTCCAGTTCCAATGATTTTCTCCCCTTGGTTGAGGGTTTGGTTTATTATTTATTTTATACCCTTTTATGTTATAGTTCCAAGGTTTCGTTCCTTTTTTAAATTTAGTAGATGAACTATTTGGTACTCCTGTTTTTAATTTGTTGCTAAGAAATACAAATCCTTGTTTTTTGCCATGATAAAATACCGCCTGAGCAGTACAATTTAACTCTAATCCTATGCTATGTATATTTTTTTTCAATACATAATGATGCTCGGTTAGGTATTCTATTGTCAATATTTTAGAAAGTATTCTTTTCTTCATTATACAATATTAAGAACTCCTCCGTTATTCCAAATATCACCTGCTGATAGTCCTGTTGCGGAGGTTGGGAGACTGGAGAAGTTAATTTTACCATCTGAACTTATACGCATTTTTGATGAACCTCCACTTCCTTGGAATATTGCTATTGGGTCTGTTCCATCTTGT